TGATTTTTGCCGGGGACAAGCAATCAAATACCTATGGCGTGCCCGGCTCAAAGACACCCTAGAAGAAAATTTAAGTAAAGCCCAATGGTACATTCACCGGGCACTGAGGCAGGCCAAAAAATGAGCATCGTCAAACGCATCACCGAATACTTCGCCGGCATGCCAGCACGTTCGCCGCAATGGCCGGCAGTACGCAAAGCCTGGCTAAAATCCAATCCGACGTGCGCCGCATGCGGCAGCACCGACAAGGTTGAGGTGCACCATATGCAGCCCTACCACCTACACCCCGACCTGGAGCTTGTGGCGTCCAACTTTATCACCCTTTGCGAGAACGGCGGCAATTGCCACCTGTTTGTAGGGCACTTGAAAAACTGGAAAAGCTACAATCGCAACGTCAAAGAAGACGCCGCAATAGTCTTAAAAAAAATCAAAACACGGCCGTAATTTTGTTGACACTAATTTTGAAAATGGTACAACAAAGATCGCATACACGTAAGAGCGAGTACTTAACCCTCTTTGAAAAACAATGACGGGCATAACGGGCAGGACGCCACGCCACTTCTGAAAAACCCAAACCTTGCAAGTAACCTTATCACCCGCCGATATCGGCGTGATCTACACCCTAGGGGCTTTGCGTTGTGCCGTATCGTCGGCCGCCGGCGCTGTTAGCCGACAATTCGGCCACGACCAAACCGCCATCGACGTTACCGGCCTGGCCGCTGAATACGCCTGGGCAAAACACCACAACACTTTTCCCGACTTGACTTTTGTCAGCCGCAAAAACGGCTTTGATAACCTGACCGCAGGCAAGCGTATTGACATCAAAAGCACAAGCCAGCTTTCCGGTAGACTCATAAGCAATCCCAACCAAAACAACCCCGACGTCGATTTAATGGTGCTGGCCATCGTCCAGCTTCCCACCGTGCACTTTGTAGGCTGGTGCAGGCCCGAGGAACTACGCCGCCCGGAAAACCTGATCGACCTGGGACATGGCCCGGTGTACGCCCTAGGGCAGGGCAGCCCCGACTTAAAGCCGTTTCGCACGGCAACCAAACGAAAACCCGCCAACGTGGCGGGCAGTGTGTGACCGTCTTTTTTAGGAGTGTTCTATGATTACGATTCTTTTGACCTTGGCGCTTGGCGCCGATTGCACCGGCGGCCAATGCAGCGCCCGAACCCCACGGGTCAGCGTACAGACGACCATCACCCGCACCGTAAAACGTGAGCGTGGCGGCAGGCTGTTCCACCGACGAGGCAGGACCGCCGGCGGCTGCAACTAACCACCCGAACACCCCCGCACCGGCCTGCTAACTGGCAAGTGACGGCAGGGCGGGCCCCACTTAAGCAACCGGGGCAGCGGGGGCTTTAATTTTTATGAGGGCAAAGTAATGGAAACTATTTGCGGTTATAAAGTTCACCCAGCGGCAAGCCAATTCCCGCTAATGGAAGGTAACGCATTTCACGACTTAGTAAGTTCCATAGAAGAATTTGGGCTTATACATCCAATTGTTTTAAAAGACGGAATTTTAATAGATGGACGAAACAGATTAAGGGCCGCAGATAAGCTTAATACTCAGTACAAAGAAGAAAACAGATCGCACAGAATAAAAATAATTAGCGTTGAATTAGCCAGTAACATTGAAAACGTCGCCGATTATATTTTTAACATCAACATCAATCGCCGCCACCTAACACCTGACCAACGGGCCACCATCGCCGCCGCTATCTACCCCATGATCGCAGAAGAACAAAAATCAAAACAAGCCGCTACGCAGTTTAAGCCAAACAACAATGCCAGCCCTAACGGAAGAAAAGGTAAAGAATCGGCGGAGACGGTTTCACCTCCACCGATTCCAAGGGATATTAAAAAGAAAGACGAGCAATCCACCGTAGGACAGATAGCCAAGCTTGCAGGGGAAAGCCATCACAAGGCCCGGCAGGCCGTGGCCATGGTCAAAGCCGTAGAGGCAGGAGAGCTTCCCAAAGACACCATAAACAAAGTAACCGCAGGCGAAATAAAACTTAAAGACGTCTTGCCAAAACCAACTCCAAAACCAACACCAGCAATTGCAACAAATGATGAAGAAACAGACTTAGACCAGCGTTTAGATTTTTATCACCTTACGCAAAAAATCGACCAGTACATTAAAAAATACCCGCCTATGCAATCAGTAAAAAATCAAATAAACGATTACTTTAAATCAAGAAAAGGAGATGATTAAGAATGCGTGAAATAGACATTCGGCCCGACACGCACGTGCTTCAATCTATGCAAAATCAAGGCATGGAACCATGGAAAGCTTTTTCAGAATTAATTGACAACTCTTTTGACGCAGAAGCAAAAACCGTTCAAATAACCATAAACAAAAGCCAGACAGAAATAACTGTTTTAGACGACGGGCTTGGAGTGGCCGATTTAACTACGTTGGCCAGGCTTGGAAGCCACAGGCCGGAAGGACGCTCAACAAGTGGACGATACGGCATCGGGTTAAAGGAAGCGGTTGCCTCTCTAGGCGCAGCTTACAAAGTTGAATCAATACGAAACCAATTAAAATCCAGCATTTACGTGGATTTTAATACCATCATAGAATCAGGAAAATGGACTGCTCAAGAAGACGGGCCAATTCCGGCAAACAAAGAAAAATCTGGAACAACTATAACTATTTCTCAATTAAAAGATTTTTTTTACGCCGCTACAGTACGAAAACATTTAAGCACAATTTTTGCCCCAGCCCTTAAATCCGGGAAAAAACTATTTTTTTATGGGGTAAAAGTTGAACCACCTTTAGAAGAACCTTTAAGCGGCAGAATAGAAGGGAAGGGAGAATACAAGGGAAAACAATTCCAATGGCACGCCGGAATAACATCAAAAAATTCAAAAACTCAGGGCGGCTGGACTATTGCCTTAAAACACAGAATCATCAAAAACGGGTCTTTGGAAGGCATTCCAGCGCATTACATTGCTTCAAAATTTTATGGGTATATTGAATTGCTGGAAAAAAAGAATGGGCCAAAATGGACCCCAACAAAACATAAGGACAACGTCGGAGAATTAACAGAGATATGCAAGTTTCTTTATCCAGAAGTTCAACATTTATTACAAAAATGCACCGCAGACAGTGAAATAGTAGTAGACGCAGAACGCACTAATCTACTAAATGAATTTTTAAACAACTACGTTCCAGAAAAGAAAAAAGAAGCACGAAATAAAACATTTAAAAAAACTGGAATAAATGAACCAACAGGAACAGGAGGAAAAAGAAAAACTGCAACTAAAATACAAGAGGGTGACAACGACATTTTAAGTAAAAAAAAAGGGTTGAGATTTGCAATTAATTTTGATCAGTCCGAAAAATTAATCAGTGTAACAGGAAGTTCTGAATACAACAAAGTATCTATCGGAATGCTTAACCCATTTTGGAAAAAAAAATCATACACACAAGAAGACGTTTTTAAATTTGCAGCCGTTTGCGCTCTTACCACCCAAGGCATAACCGCTTATCCAGACGACGAAGATCAACCAGTTTTATTTATGATTAAAAAAGAAGACGGTTCTTCTCCTAGAGAAAAATGGTTTTCCGCTTTAAATCGAATTACTACCAATGCCTGGGGCATTACCCCATGACCCACACTTACACCCTTACCATTCCCCCATCGGTCAACCACCTCTACCGCCGGCGAGGCCGGCAGACGTTCCGCACCAAAAAATACACCGACTGGCTAACCGAAAACACCCTGACAATCGGTCCCACCAAACCCCACCGCAACTACCCCGCAAAGGTCCACATCTCCATTCACGGCGGCAAGGGCTGGCGCAGCACCAGGGACTTGGACAACACCGCCAAGGCGTGCCTTGACCTAATGCGTTCCATTGGCGTTTTAGCCGAGGATAACACCAACCACATCGACCATTTGGTAATCAGTTACATCCCGCCAAAAACGCTCAAAGACGACGCTTATTGCCGCCTGGTCATTTATTAGGGAGGAAGGGAGGGGTAGTCATTATGCTAGGACCAGCTATTTTTGGATCATTGGGAAAGTTTCTTGGCAAGTTGCTATTCGGCAATTCGCCGCCGCCCAACCAGCCCAAGCCGCCGACGCCGCCTAAAAAACAACAGCTTGAAATACGACCACCGTCGCCGGAAGACCGGGCCCTTACGCCCGCCACACCAGCGGCACAAAAAAGCCAATCCAGCGAATACAACCGGCTTTACGGCATATTAAAAGCCGAGCTTGCAGGCATGAAAAACAATTTTAACAGGGACCACCAACGCCGCCGCCGGCGTGGCAAATTAGTGCTACCACCTAGCACCACCAGGCAAGACCCCCGACCTTACAACAAACGGGACGTGACCCAACACGCCGACCTATCTTTGCGTTACGGCTACCAGGACGGACAAGACGTGGATTGTGATTCGTCTTGGATTGGGGCGCTTAATTTTCGCATTTACGGAGGCGACTACGGCGGCGAGCAGGACATTCGGGACGTCGGCGACTTAACTATGGTTGTATTACGACCAAGCTGGCGCAACATGTCGGGCCGTTACGTTTACCCAAGCGTGCCCAGGGCCGTCATGAACAGGGCCATGGTTGCACCGTCCAAGGGCAAATTTTACTGGGCCGTCTTGCGCCACTATTCCAACCGGGGCGCTATTGGCCTGCGCATGATGCGAACCGCCCAATACCTGATTAACAACCCCAACAGCCCGCACGCAGGCCCCCGACGAGGTCGACGATGATACCATCCGACGCAAACAAACCCACGTTTAAAACCCAATGCCAGGAACCAATCGACTGGTTCAATGAAACTTATAGCAGCTATTGCGCCGCCGATTACGCCCGAGCACAGGCCGCCGCAACGATGTACATGGCCGAGGGGCTGGAAGCCTTGCGCCTGTGGTGCCGGGTGCAATCCGGGGAAATAAAAGGCAGCGAACTGGAACCGCCCGGCCCCGACGTGACCAAGTAGTAATTTTCCCACATAAAAAAGGATTTTATGGGCAAAAAAAAAGCCGAGATTAACGAACAAAAAATCAAAGCCATATGCAAGGCGATCACCCTGGGCGCCACCGTCAAGGTCGCCGCCAGCACCGCCGGCATCGACCAAAAGACCCTGTACAACTGGCGCCAGAAGGGCAAAACCGCCGCCAGCGGATTATTCGCCGACCTGGTCAAACGCATGGCCGCCGCCGAAAACCAATTCATCGTCAACAACCTGGACAACCTGGCACGGCACAGCGGCTTGGCATGGCAGGCGTCGGCGTGGCTGCTCGAGCGCCGGCACCCTGAACTGTTTGCCAAAATCACCGACCGCAGGGAATTGGATGAGCTACGCAGAGAGATGGTTGCCATCCGGGGCGAAATGGCACGCCACAGCACGGCACGCCAGGACGATGGCAAATGATGGAAACGCCAAATAATTCACAAGATGATTACGCAAAACAACCATGCAACGGGGAAAAAAAAATGAGCCACACACCGGGGCCTTGGCTAATAGATGACAGCGATACACCATTGCTAATTCTTAGAGATTCACCGGAAAAGCTATTGATTCCAAAAATTATTGCAAAAGTTTTTTCTCAGTGTCGTGTTGAAGATGAAGGCGTTGTTATTGATGAGGGATATGCCAACGCAAAGCTTATCGCTGCTGCACCAAGATTGTTGGAAGCTCTGCAATTTGCACTGGGAAGGCTCAAAATAGTAGAACTGGAAAGCGATTACGATCACCGAACTTTTCACCAAGGTATAGCAATAGATAAAGCTATTGCAGCCATAAACAGAGCGACAGGAAAACAGGCATGAATAATAAGATCAAAAAAGATGATTGGAGAATTGTTACTGATCCCGAAAATCCTGATTTAATGCGGATGTATTTGAACGGGCAAGAGTTTGATGTGCAATCATTCGGCTTAGGAAAGTGTATCAAGGGTAAGTGTCTGATGAGATTGGAGGTGTTAATCGACATTAACCAGTTAGTAATAATGGAAAAAGCAGTTGAAGGATCTATCACCAAAGCCACGGGCGCCGCCCTATGAGGACCGCCCGGCAAATCCTAGCCATGGCCCGCCGCACCCGGTCTGAACTGGCCGCCCTCAACACCGCTTTGCCTGCCTGCCCCATCGCCTACGCCGCCGCCAAGGGCATCAAGATCACCCCGCAGCAAGCGCAGATATTAACCGCCCTCACGCAGCCGCCCTACAGCGTGCTGGTCAGGGCAGCCCACGCCGTGGGCAAGACCTTCATCGCATCCCTGGCAGCGTCGTGGTTTTATGACCGGCACAATCCCGGCCTAGTCCTCACCACCGCCCCGACCCATATTCAAGTATCCGACTTGCTATTCAAGGAACTTCGCAACATACGCCCACGGGACCCGCACTTTCTGCCCAAGGCCACCCGCCTAGAAGAATCGCCTAACCACTTCATTCATGGCCTGACCGCCAACAAGGCCGACGCCTTTCAGGGCCGGCACGGCACCGCTCTGATGATTGTGTTTGATGAGGCCGCCGGCGTCGATAAAATCTTTTGGGAGCGTGCCCGCACCATGCTATCGGACGGCCCTAATTATTGTTTCCTGGGCATCTACAACCCGTACGATGTCAGCAGCCCGGCCTATGCCGAGGAAGCCAGCGGCAGGCATACCGTGCTGGAAATGAGCGCCTTGGATCACCCTAACGTGACCAGCAGGCAAAGCATCATCCCCGGCGCCGTTACCTATCAGCAGGTCATCGAGCGCCTGGAAAGCGAATGCAAGCGACTAAGCCCCGACGAGCCGCACCCGTGGAACGCCTTCACCTTTGAGGGCGTCACCTACCTACCCGAAGACCCCCTATTTGAGATACAAATCCTTGGCCGCTGGCCAACCAGGGCCATCAATAGCGTATGGGGCGACAGCGCCCTGGCCTTGCTCTTGCAGCCCATGGCCGTTGAGCCAAACTGGCTGGCCGCCATTGGATGCGACGTTGCCCGGTTCGGGGATGACCGTACCGTCATGGTTGTACGCCGGGGCCGCTGCCTAATTGCCATTGAAGCGCATCGAGGTTGGACCATCACGCAAACAGCGCAGCGCCTAAAGGAACTGGCCGCCGAGCACGCCACCCCCAACCAGCACGCCCGAAGCATTCCCATTTACATCGACGAGGGCGGGCTAGGCGCCGGCGTCGTCGACTGTTGCGGCAGCGGCCCCGACCGCTTTAACTTTGTGGGCGTCAATTCCGCCACCGTTTCGAGCTGGCCCGGCGACTTCCCGAACCTACGCAGCGAACTTTGGTTCCTGGCCGCTGAACTGGCCCGAGATGGCAATCTTTCCATGCAGGCACTACCGCTGGCCGCACAGCAACAACTATTGGCCGAGCTTAAGGCGCCGGTGTTCGTCGTGGACAACATGAACCGCCGGGTCGTTGAAGCCAAGACCCAAACCAAGCGCCGTTTGGGTAAAAGCCCCGACTTAGCCGACGCCTTCAATTTAGCCTGCTATTTACCCGCTTCCAGCGCCGTGGAGCGGGTCACAGGTCATTTATAAGAAAGGAGCTATTTTATGGCAGCACAGACAATAAAAATTGATTTTAACGGCCCCGGCAATTACAGCCTGGCCGACGCCGCCGTTGGCGTGACCAACAGCTTGCTGATGGTGAGCGTTACCAACCTGGGCGGCGTCACGTTCGACTTTGCCGACAGCGACAACACCCAGCTAACCGGGCCGCTGATTCTGTGCGATTTGAACCAATACGTGACCAATTTTGGCACGCCCACCGTGCCCCTTGTCGCCGCCGACGCCGGCAAAGGCTTAAACTTACGTATCAAGGACGGCGGCCGCCTGACCGGATTCGCAGTAATCGACGTCGCTTAATAAACACAGGGGCAGCATGAACTTAAAAAAGGCTCAGGAAAGCACCGATTTTTTCGCATCGTTGCCGTTTTCCCCATACGGCACCAGCAGCGACCTATTCGCTGAACAAAGCCCCTACGGCTTCACCGACGGCGGCAGCCAGGTCTACCTTGCCCGACGTGACAACCGCCTGACCGGCGAATCGCTACCCACCTACATCAACTGGTTCCAACTTAAGCAGATCCGAGACCGCTCTAGGCTTATCTGCAAGAATAACGAATACGCCATTGCCGCCGTCAACGCCCATATTTCCTACGTCGTCGGAACCGGCCTTACCTACGTGGCCATGCCCCGGAAAAAAACCGTATCCGAAAGCCTAGTGCGCCAGGTGCAGGAGTTAATCGACCTGTTCCGGGAAGCTTCCGAATTGCCCAACATTGAGGCCGAAGCCATCCGCCGCCTACACGTCGACGGCGAATGTTTCATCCGGGTGTTCCCCCAACAGGGCGGGCTAATCGCATTGCGCTTTATCGAGCCCGAACTAATCCGCAGCCCCAGCGACAACACCACCAAGCCCGATCATTCATTCGGGATTGAATCGGACCCCGAAGACGCCCAAACCATTCGGGGCTATTGGGTGATCGAACGCCCGTTTGAAAGCCTGACCCCCACCCTGATTGAAGCCGAAAACATCCTGCATCTAAAGTTAAACACCGACAGCAATGCCAAGCGTGGCCTGCCCACCACCTACGCCGTCGAAGGCAATTTTCGCTTTTGCGAAGACCTGCTAACCAGCTTGATCACGCTGGCCAAGGCACGGGCCAAATTCGCCGTCATCCGCAAGGTCAAGGACGCACCGCCCGACGCCCTGGCAGCCCTGAGCGCCACCAGCACCGACGCCACCATCACCGACCCCAACACCGGCCAAACGTCAAACCTCAACCGTTTTGGCTACGGGTCGATTCTCACGTCGTCGGACAACATTGATTACGAGTTTCCCGCAGCCAACCTGGACGCCGGCGGCATCATCGACGCCTTGCAGGCTAATTTGCGGGCCATCGCCAGCCGCTACGGCATCAGTGAAACCATGATGTCGGCCGACGCCAGCAACAACAACTACGCCAGCGCCCTAGTCGCCGAAGGCCCAGCCCACCGCACCTTCAAACGCATGCAGGCATTACTAGGGCAGGCATTCGGGGAGCGCCGACTCAACCCCAACCGCAGTTTAATATGGCGCCAGATCCGGGCCGCCGTAGACCGTGGCATTTTGCCCGCCAGCGTATTAACCGACGTGACCATCAAATGCGAAGGGCCCAGCCTGGTAACACGGGACACCGACCGGGAAGCCAGCACCAACCGAACTTATTTAGAAATTGGTATCAAATCCAAGCAAACCATTTGCAGCGAATTAGGCTTGGACTACGAAACCGAGAGCAAAAATCTTAAGGCCGATCCCGCCCAGCCGCCGCAGCAGCAGCCGGGCACCGATGGGGCACAAGGCCAGCCGGCACAAGACGCCGCCGGCGCTGAAGGAGCAGGGGGAGCACCTCAGCCCGACCAACCAGCGCCCACGTTTTAAAGGGGCCGCATGCCTGCAACCCACGAGCAAATCCTAGCCCATGAGCCCCTAGTCCTAAAAGTGGCCAGCTTTTATAAGTCCATGTCCACCGCCGAACTGGACGACCTACAGCAGCAAGGCTGGCTGGGCCTGATCAAGGCCGCAAACCATTGGGACGATTCCAAAGGCGTGACCTTCGGGGCCTATGCGGGCCTTTGGGTCAAGGGCAGCATCTACCGCTATGTTTTCGGGCGCCGGCCATTGTGGGAAAACTCATTCGACCCGCTGATCGGGGATGAGCTCGGCATGGACCGCAGGCACGCCGCCGACGACCTGATTAGCGACGCCCTGGAAATACTGCCCCCCGAGCACGCCCAAGTCATGCGAGAGCGTTATTTCAACCGGGCCACTATCACCCAAGCCGCACGGGCCACCGGGCACACCGCAGGCGACACCATGGCGCTGTATGAGCAGGGCCTAGAAATGTTGAAAATTTTCACCGATTAATCATTCACCCCCGCCACCGTGTCATTTACAAGTATGAGCAGAATTATCAACATCATGGAAGACGTCATTAAGGGCCTGCCCAAAGTGGCCGCCATTGCCGTCGTCAAGGCCCGTGGAGAAAATCCCCCACCCCCCACTATCCCAGGTTGCAAAATCCTCGGCTTCAAATCACGCAACAACCGCACCTACACCAAAGAAGCAATCCAAGCCGCCGTGCACAAGTACGAGGGCGTCAAGGTCAACCTTGACCACAACACCGGCACCGACCCCCGCAAATTCTCGGAGCGTTTCGGCCGCATGGTCAACGTACGCATGGGCGCCGATGGCCTGTATGGCGACTTGCAATACAACCCAAAGCACCCTTTAGCCGAAGCCTTTAACTGGTGGATCAAGAACGACCCCAGCGCCATCGGCTTAAGCCACAACGCAACCGCAGAAGTCAAAAACACCGCCGAGGGCGGCGAGTTAGTCACAGAGATACGGGACGTGGACAGCGTCGACCTAGTGGCCGACCCCGCAACGACCCGAGGAATTTTTGAAAGCTACAACGAAAGGAACAGGCAGATGAACCCTGATGAAAATCCAGAAATGGCACCACCCCCGGCAATCAACAGCGACATGGACGAAGCCCCCGTTGATGAAGCCATTGACGAAGGCGACAACTACGCCGAGCACTTGGGCAACGCCATCATGGCAATCGTCAACGACGCCGGCCTATCAGCCGCCGACAAGCGCAAGAAAATCCTTGGCGCCCTCAAGCTGATGGACGACGAAGGCGCCGAACCCGTCGCAGAAAACGACGAGGAAATGCCAGCCCCAGCACCCGAGGGGGACGGCGTCGATGATCAGGAAATGGAACCCATCGAGGAAGGCGACGACGGCGACGACGAAAGCGCCGCCATGGAATCCGCCCTACTAGGTGATGAGGAACCCGTTGAAGAAGGCCGCCAAGAAGATTACGAAAACGCAGAATACTTTGCAAAAACCGGCATGTATCCTCCAAAAAATGCAGCTAAGGAAAAAGAAAAAGAAGAACAAAGAAAACATGCCGACGCAATTTACGGGCAGTTTGGAGGTAGAAAACAAAATCGGTATGAATCAATCAACCCTAAAGTGCAGGCATTAATGGCCGAGTTGGACGCCTACCGTGTCCAAGAAAGTCTTAGGAAAAAACGTGCCAAGCTTTTGCGCACTTGCAAGGAAGCAAAAATTCCAAGCGAGGCCATTACCACCGTATTCGTTACGCAGCTTATGAAGCTGAAAGAATCGGCCTGGCCAAAACTGATTGCAGACCGCAAGGCCGTTGCCAAGCGCACCATTGTAAAACCAGTTTCAACCAGCGTGGTTGCAACTGATACCTATACCCAGTTTTTGACTGAATTAATCAACAGCTAAGAACAGCTAAGAAAGGAAAAGAACCATGTCCAGATATTTATACGGCGAAACCAACCCCGTAAGCGCCCCATGCCAAACCGCCACCGCAATCGCCGTTGGCGACATCCTTGGTTACACGTCCGGCAATGTTTACCTTGCCAGCGCTGAAACCTGGGACACCAACCTTGCCACCACCCAAACCAACTTTGCGACCAAGTTTCTTGGCCTTTCCGGTCAGAAGAAGCTGGCAGGCGAAGCCAGGGTTCACGGCAATTCAACCGACAACATTATCCGAGTGGATTGCAGCGGCGTGTTTGAATTTGACGCCTCAAGCGCCAGCTACGTGATCGGCGATTTTGTCGGGCCCGCCAAGGACACCGGCAACGCCTTATTGCCAGGCACCCTAGCCAAAGTTTCCGGCGTGGCATTGGCCATCGGCCGGGTCATCGAAAACACTACCGGCACCAAGATCAAGGTGCAATTGTTGTCCACCTTAAACCCCGTATCCAAGTAATTTAAAACCCCCGAAAGGAACCAAACCATGTTAGGACAAAAACTTAAAAAGCTTACTGAATCGTACGGCATCACCAAGACCGCAAAGTTTTTGGGTGACGCCATCCGAGAGAAAAAAATCAGCAAGCACAGCATCAGCATTCGCCAACTGGCCGAAAGCTTTATGGGCCATAACTGGGCCGAAAACCTGTACCGCTACAACAGCGGCGTCAGGGTCCAAGAAGCCAGCGAAGGCGTCGACGCATCCAGCTTTACCGCCATCACTGGCCAGCTTTTAGTAAACGAGATCAAGGATAAGTTTGATCTTGCCAAACTGATCGGCGACGACGTTTGCGAAACTATCCCAGTCACCAACGGCAACCTTAAAGAACAGAAGGTGCCATGGTTGTCAAACGTGATTGACAGCGTGGAAAAGGTCGAAGAAGGCATGCCCTACCCGCATACCACCTTCAGCCCGAACTACATCGAGTATCCCGCCATCGAGAAGATCGGTAAAATTTGCGCCGTCACCATGGAAGCTATCTACAGCGACCTTACCGGCCAAATTCTCGACAGCGCCGGCAGCGTCGGCACCTATTGCGGCCTGGCACGTGAAGAACGCATTTTAAAAGTCGTTCTTGGCTTGACCAATAACCACAAGTGGAACGGCACCAGCTACAACACCTATTTATCTAGCGGCGCTTGGGTAAATTCCGTGACCAGCTTTACGTTGAAAGACTGGACCTCGGTTAACACCTTGGAACAGCTTTTCACGAACATGCTTGACCCCAACACGGGCAAGAACATTTTGATCGAGCCCAAACAAATGCTTGTCATGCCCGCTAACCGCTACCGAGCGATTAGGGCATTTTCAGCGACCGTGACCAAGTCGGGAGATTTTGCCACCACCGGCAACCCCGATCAAATCGAAGCGCCAAACCCACTGGACAAGGATTATCAAATCCTGACCAGCCCTCACGCCCGTAGGTTACTGACCGAATCCGGCATAGCTTCATCCACCGCCGATTCCTACGTATTCCTGGGCGACTTCAAGAAAGCGTTCATCTGGCGGGAAGCCAAACCGCTTACCGTCGTGGAAGCACCAGCGCAAAACCCAAGAGAGTTTGAGCAAGACATTGCCTTGGCAGTGAAAGCCAGCTTAATGGGCGTCGCCGCTGTTCGTGATCCCCGTTACGTTGTATTTGGGTCTAACTAACAATGGCTAAAAAAGTTTCCCAATCTGCCCCTGCCAGCGTGCCCACCTCGGACCCATCCACCGGGGAGGCACGCACCCAGGCGCCCGCACCAGCAGCGCCGGCGGCAACAACGTATCAATGCACCATCCGTGACAACCCGACCCTTACCATACCGGCAGCAAACGCTGATGAGGCAAGGCAAAAATACTTATTAATCCTAGGCATCATCGAGACTGAAAATCCTATTACCGTCGTGGCGCTAACCTAACCGGCGCCCGGCGCTTTTTAGCAAGGCAGGCCATGAAAAACCTTACCGGCGCCCAGGGCGCTTTTATTGCTCGTATTATTATCGAGGCCATGCAATCCGCCAAGGCCGCAGGCAAGCGGCTGATGGAAGCCGGATTCACCGGCCAAAAGAAAGACAAGCTAGGGCACACCCGTTATTATCAGGACGGCCGCCAAGTAAAAAATCCAAACGCCCAGGAAAAAGCCAACATCAACGCCGCCGCCGCTAAACCACTTCCAGCAGGGCAAGCACCTTCCCACAGCGACGCCGCAACCAAAGT